CCAAGAAGCCGTTCCCGATCATGTGACACAGCAAACGTGGGGGTGACTTCTCTGAGCCCTGCTGCCTTAAAATCTTTGAGATCTCTAGCATTAGGAAACCTCACTTTCTTGCTCAGGAATGGAATATTACTCAACTTACCAGAAGCCTCAAGCAACATGGTCACGTTAAATCCAGCCATAACATGTTGAATGTTACCAAAAGTCCAAGAAGCAGGCTTAGTGGCCAAGTACAATAGCACATGATCATCCCCATAGCAAGACAGCTCATTGTAGTGTTTAAATTCTTTGGCAGAAAGACCAGTGAGCTGCTTCCATGCCATCAAATATAAAACTACAGTGGCAATGGAATTGTCCATGGACGTGGAAGTATGACCAGTAGTCAAGCCAGTTCCATCATTATACACATCTCCAGTGGACGTGGTGTTCAGTAATTGCTTGGACACTTGATCATAGTTCACGTCAATCAAAGCGGCTATCCTGTCTCGATCTTTGTGGTCTTCAAACCCTTTCTTTCGAATGGCTTTGATCATGTCCAGAACACCACCTGTCAAAGTGGAATCAAATTCTTTCATGTCTCCTGCAAAATGGTGTTGACATCTGTTGTGTGCCTCATATGTTCTGTTCATCCAATACCCATTTAAAGGCATTCCCACCTAGATGGGAGTCTCACGCCATTTAAAATTGTGATTGGGCTGATAGTTCCATATGGTTGACATTATGTAATTGCCAATGGGCACACCAATGACAGTGCGCACCTTGTCGAACATCCATTTTCTAGGCGGCAGAGCCTCACCTTTCACTGAAACATGAGCCACAGGGGTCATGAGTGGGGCTTTTTCAAAGGTAGATCTCCACAATTCCTTAAAGGCCTTGAAGCCTATTGAATTGATAAAATCTTTCCTAGAATGCTTTTTCCAAGGTCGTGTTGGGTCGCGCATAAAACTTCCCAAAGCATGTTTCTTTTCCCACATCCTGATTATGTAGTTAAAGGGTGTTAACCTGGAGTGACGAAATATGTCACCCAACAAAAACCATGCATCATCCAACTCAAGGTCAGGGAAATCAAAGGAAGGAGATTTAAAATAACGGGATAATGACTCAAGTTCATTCCCTTCAGTCACATACTCTTCTGATCTTCGAAATTCCACTGCCTTGACACGTAGTGGATCTAGTAAATGGTCAACCTGCATCTTTCTGGAATGGATGCCTTGTTGCCAGTTGGTCCCAGTGACTACCCATGAAAAGTAATCACTCCTTTCCGAAAAATGGGAAGGGTTTTGTAACTCAACATTGATGGGCCAGCCAAGATCTTTCATCATTTCAAGGGTGTCCTCCATGGTGCCTTTGTTGTAACTACCCACACTGCCACGAAGGTAGGAGGGCAAACCAATGTCTGAAATGACAATGGACAAACGGGCCATGAAGCCAGAGAAAGCACCAATCACATTCCCTGTGCCACGAGCAGGGGCAAAACCCTCTCTTCTGGCCCATTTGCGGCTCACGAATTCACCTTCAACCAAAACATTGGCAAACCAGGTCATCCAATAAGTGGCAGTCCATTTAATGTACAACCACAATAATGGGTTGAAAAGTTGAGCAACGAAGTCAAGTAGTTTGTAAAGCAAACCGGACAAGAACCAAAACTGTGTTGGGGAGGAAACCAAGACTAGCCAAACGCTAGCGATGTAAAACCTCCACAACACAAACAAGTTCAAAATTCCAACCTTGACCTGGTTAACTAATCTCAACAAAACCCACAAAATAGCCAAATGCCACACCAATGGGCTGTATTGAACTGCTTTGTCCACAGATAACACAAATCTTGACCAGAGTATTGAAGACACGGCATACATATTCAATTGATGGTCTTCCACTATTTTTTTATCCTTGACCAAGGTTAACAGGGGATTACCTGAATCCCTGGAATTGGATAACAACAATGTGGTGACAAAATATCTAGTCCCCACTATCCTGCCAAAACTGAATTCACGTTCAGTCCATAAAGCTTGTTCTTCACCAATCTCATTGATGAGAGCAACTTCACGCCTCAACCAGACCCTAAAGGTGAACATCAACACCACCACTGCAGAAAACAGCAGTAAGTGTAAATGGAAACCTATCAAGGGAATCAATAAAAACCAGTCCAAGACCGGTAGAATACTCACAAATAAAAGTGGCCATCCAACCACCAATAAACTCAAGAAAATGGCCCAGAGGGTCATGGCACTAACAAGTGCAATCTTTCCAAACCAAATGGAAGGAATTAGAGCAAAACTCAGAAGCTCGGTGAT